TTTTCTATCTCCGATCTTTGGAGATTCAGCAGCGTCCTATTATTATCCTGTAAGGTCTTATCTTTATGTACTGACATTAGTTAAGCGCATCCGTGTAAACAATAGTAAATTGGGATCTGGATAGATCAAGCTCTAACGCTTCGTTTCTAGTTGGGGTGATAGCACTCTGGTTACCAGGAACTGCAGAGATTTTAATGTAATTCAAACCACCAGTAATAGCTGATGGGTTAAAATAATTAATTGTAACAGTACCATTAGAAGAATTAAAGTTACCAATGCTAGAGTTAACGATAGTTGTACCATCTGACGATACGACCTGAAGATTATTCGAACTTAATTCGTTTCTAATAATACAATTTACGCCATTGTATACAAATTCGTTACTAGTAATAATATATGTGTCATCGTCTGTTGTAGCAATAGGAACAGGGAATAGCAGCTGCTGAGACACGTTACTCGCAACATCCTGGAGTTTCCCAAGATTATATGTTGTAGTATTAGTTGTAATACCCTGGTTTGCCATATAGTTTACAGCATCATTATATCTTCCTGCAACTACTAAGTCCACTATTAAGGAAAGAGTTTCATTTGCAACAGATGATGGATTAGACAATAGTGATTTTACAACAGAAAGGATTGTTGGGGCTGTAGGAGTAAACCTTTGCTGCATACGAATATCTGCACGGGATGATAGAATCGCTGGGCTTATCTCATCCACTTCAGTTAGCATAGGCGAACGTCTAAATGCCTGTTTAAATTTACCTGTAGTTGATTCGAAGTATGACTCTACCGTGTTTCTTACCGATGCTTGGGTAGATGCAGGTGTTAGGTCTGTTAGGTTTCTATTAAATTGGAAATAAACATCTGTTTCAATATATGTGGTAATAGGATCAACAAACCTTAGATTAAAGGATACAATGGAAAGCTGGTTAGCCAAATCCTGAATAGATTGTTCAGTATTAGTTATAGTGTCCTCGGATACGTCTTCGTTAAATTTAATCGAAGTATATACTGCGCCATACTCAGGTTTCAAAGCATCTTCACCACCCCATGATACAATATCATCGATTAGAGTAGAATAGTTACGTAGGATCAATGATGTATAATCCTCTGCAGTAACCATTCTGTTCTGAGTTGCATATTGGAATGGAGCATTTTTCCGGATAGATTCAACGGTCTCCTTAGCCTTACCACCTGCAGAAGTTTGTAATACAATTGGTCGTAATGTTTCTGTCTGGGGCTGATCCGTTGTATTCAGATTAATTTGGATATTACTAAATGATACCGCACCATTTGCTGCATCACCCTTTGTGGATAGATATTCTACCTCGATCCTACTACCGGACGCAGGAGCAATACCAAATGTTGAACCGTCACCAAATGAAAGTTCAAAGTCACCGTTTGGCGCTTCCTTTAAGATATAGACAGTAGAGGCTGAAGAGATACTTGAAACGTTTAGGATGTTTTGATAATCGACAAAGTCAGTACCGCTTGCAGCATCATAAACTTTTACTGAAACCGTATCAGCGTCAAGTGTAGAATCAGGAATGATATACACTGGGTTATCAACGTATTGGCCAACCACAAATGTCTTTGTTCTTAAGGTCCCTTCGTATATCGGAATAGATGTGGATCCACTTGCTGTCTTAAACTCATAGAATCCGCTGCCGTTATCAGTTGCATAGTATGGTTCGATAGTTCTGAATGTATAGGATATATCATCAACAGTTGTGTTAAAGCCTGTGTATGCCGGTAGTTGAACTGTAGCTTGTCTAGGTTGCAGAGCCGATGGAACAGTTACGGTAAGCTTTAAAGTGGCTCTGGAAGCTGTATCCGTATCGGGGATATAACCAACACCTTCAGCCAGAGACACCATAGAGCTTCTAAGCTGTGCAGTTGGTAGGTAAGATTCATTTAGTGCAAAGTTAGCAATAAGACCATTCATATGGGTGTTATGTGCAAGAACGTCTAGGATGTTGGATAGCCCAGAAGCTTCGAAGTTATAATCGGCAAACTCTTCCTTACTCTGTAGGTAGGTCTTCAGATTATTCTTTATGTTATTAAAGTCTAATGCGGTTGATCTAATTGTAGTTGCCATATTATCTTAGCCTTGATACTGATGTTGTAAGCGTTACGGTCTCTTGGGAGTTTATGACCTGATATTCTATAGTAACACTTAAACTGTTATAATCTTCTTCTGCCTTAACGTCTATATTTCTAACTATTGCTCTCGGTTCATAGATCTCGATTTGATGCGTAATATCATCAACCAATTCTTCTTCTATATCCGGGTCATCGATGAGCTCAAATAGCTTTGATGTAATGTCTCCACCAAAAAAAGGTTGGAACGGTTTTTCAAAATGGTTAGTTAGGATTAGATTCCTAAGAGCCTGATCTACAGCCGCAGCATCTCTTTTGACATAAAGTTCACCATTTGGTTTAGGTGTGAACGAAATATCAATATCCCGGAATATCTTGTTTCTACTAGTCACAAGAGTACTAGTATTCAGATTCCCGTCCTGCTTAGATAAGACTTTTGTTACTGCCATTTTTATACTCGTTTTCTATCTATTTATGCACCCTTGGCAGGAGTACTTAATTCAACAATCTCATTTTGGGAGAAATTAAAGTTGTTAAAGGTTGTGGACAGCTTCCGATTGAATATAGCAAAATAGTTTTTATCTATCTCTGGAAGTGTTACTATTAATCTACTGGTTAAGGACCCATCTGGTGCCATGGTATCATAAGCTACAGTTAATTCCTCAAAGTAGAAGCTATCCTTAATCTTAAGAGCAAGGTCATATGTCTTAGCATTATCGACCTTACCATATGCATTCACAACCTTATAGACTATGCTTTTACCAGTCTTCTTGTAATCGTTAACGCTCTTAGGAGTAACCTTTTCATTAGGACCAGGAGAATATATACCCTCGGATACTATAATACTTACGTCTGGTATAAGGTCTATCGCATTTACTCTAGATATTAACATTGAATGAACGTATAGATTCGGGAATATTACCTCACGCTCTTCCTTAGTTAATGTCTTGAATTTTCTAGATCCTGTTGGCGCAAAGAATGCTGATATCGGTGTTCCATTAAACTTGTGGGATATCTTAATCCGATTAACATCTCCCCAAGGCGAATCCAATCCTACAAATATTCTGTGTTCGGGATTCTTTTTCAACAAGATTGACGTCTTCTTTACATCGGCAGAGGTTATTCTTCTAGCAGAAAAGATAGGATCAGGTTTCTTATTGAATGATCTACCTGTTGGGGACTTAGGTTTTGCGTCATTATAATTAGGACCAATCACACCCTCTTTCAATAGGGTAGTCACAAACTTTTCGTTATTCTTATTCGCATCGTCCCTTAGTTTGGATCTAGCTAATTCGGGTGTTACGGTAAAACGATCTGCCATTAGAATATCCCATCATAGTCTGCGGTTCTATCGATGTAGTTTTTAATACCGTCTTTATGGTCAATTGTCACTGCTTTTATACCGCCTGCAGATTTGGTTAAGAATGTTTCGGTTGTAGCTGCGGTTGGCTTTTTGATTGTAGGGGTAGCTGTATTTGTATTTGTCCAACCCTCGGCAGGAACCGCCGCGCCAAGGGGTGCAGCCCCTGCGGTGGTGGCATAGTTTGCGGCGTCCGCTGAAATTGCTTCATCTGCTCTACCGGTTAAATCGCCATGAAATGTAGGAGCAGTAACACCTTCTTCAAACACCGCCCCCTTTGCACTAATCAACATACCTGTTCCGCCAATAGTTCCAGCACCGCCTTGTACAGTCATATTATTAGCGGATAGTGTTAAGTTATCAGATGCAAGATTCATAATGTCTGCGGATGTAGCAAAGAAGTTACCCTTTGTTGGCATATTCACATCGCCCTCGGTGTTTATAGTATAATCCTTTTTAACAGAATTGTAACTAGAACCTAGTACGGTTGTTGCAACGTTTTCGGTAACAAAGCTAGAAACTGATCCTTTCACTGTCTGGGTAATACCGCCATAGTTAGCTTTTACCTCGTCACCACCTACAGTTTCATTCTTATCGTTCTTTACATTTAAATTGAAATCTAAACAGTCAATGTTAAACTCTCCATCAACTTTAAAATCTAGATTACCTTTATAGTGGATGTTGCCGTTACCGATAATGATAACAGTTTGGTCACCACCTGTGCACTCAATCCTATTATTCAGTGTTGAGATACATATGCTACCATCTGTACATAATTCTATACCTGCACCACTGTTATGTTTGATCAGGATTCTTTCATTACCAGGTGTGTCATCCATTTCAAAGGTATGACCAGTTAATGTTTCTGTGATCCTATTCAAACCATACTCGGGTGTTACACCTTCTGTTGCGCTTAAATCTACATCCTCATCAAATGTAGGAAACACCAGAGAGTTTCGCTTTTCACCAGTATAGCTTTGGTTTAAGCTACTTCTGTACATATAGTCAGGACGTGGATGTTGTCCTGTATCATCCTGTGGTAGATTACTCTTTACCATAGTTAACTCCCGTACGACTCTTTAATATAATCTAATGAAAGCGGTTCACCTTTCAGCGGATCGAATTTTGTATTAGGTACTCTTTTATACCAGCTCTTCAGCCATTTGGTAGGATCTGAGTATGGTCTAGCATCTCTCCAATCCTTAGAAGGAAGCTTCCATCCAGCTTGCGCATCGTTGAAAAGCTCTACACCTGGTGCAGCATCCAAGATATCCTTATAAAGGTTAATCAATACTTTATTCTGGGCGGGAACTGACGGTTGGTCTAATTCGATACCCTCAATCGCTACAATAATAGATTTTTGATTATGATTATTTACCACACCTTGATATTTGGGGGATTCTTTCTCTAGTGGTCTTCCTCTGAAAACTAATCCCTGATTCGATACTAAGAAATGGTATGGAACACCAATGGATTGGGTTTCAACAAATTCCTCGTGTAGATCCTTCATAGTTTTACCAGGTTCGGTCGACACGAATATTACCTGGGTGAATTGTCTTTCCAGGTTGGATAACTCCGCATAGACTTCTCTTCCTATTACGGGAGAAAAGTTTCTTGGATCATTTAGATCTGTGGCTGTCTCTCTCCACTGAGAGCTTGTTAGATCGATAAAGGATACGCCAACATCTATTCCAGAGGCTGCGTCCTTACTCTTTACCTGTTTAGTATAACTGTTATCAATAGACTTTACAACGTCAATTGCTTGTTGGAGTGTTAGCTCAGAGGATGCTTGTAATATTTTTGCTGCCTCGAGTGTTTTACCACTTTGGAGAAGTTCAATAATAGCAGTGGTTTCTTTTTTGCTAAGAACAATCTTTACGTCGCCTTTGCCGGTCACAGTATTTAATATATTCCTAGCTGGGCCAAGTGTTTGCTCGATGGTGTTTTCTATAAAAGATCCGAAGCCGTTAGATACGGATCCTATGATTTTATCAGCTATACCTTGGACGTCACTTACCACGGATTTTAAACTGCTTAGGGTACTCTGAGGAGATCCTAGAGTTTCGCCTAGTACATTATCTAGATTAGAAGCCTTGAATGCAGCATCCAGTTCTTTACCGATCTTATCTAGATCCATATCCTTTTTCAAAGCAGATTCGATAGATTTAACAGTCTCTTCGCTAAAATCATCGATAGCACTGGCTACGGTCTCTGCAAACGGCGCTAGAACTACAACATCTAATGAAGCATCCGCAGATAATCTTGAATCACCGGTTATGGAGGTTAGATCAGCCTGAGATGCTCCGACCTCTTTTACCATATTCTTAAATCCGGTTTCTAATTGCGCAACGGCTATTCCTACCTGATATTCGGCATTATCATTTGCAGTAGTCGACTTGACTTTTACATTAGTAGCACTTTTTGGAAATGTTAACGATAAGTTATTTTCATTAACAGTATCCTTTACGGCTTCCTGAACTTGAGGACTGAGATTACCAACAGCACTTTCTAGAAATTCTTCTAACTTACTCATTGTACTCCTCCTGGTCTAGCGGGTTTTGATGCAGCTAAGGAAGCGTACCATTGTTTTTCTGCAATCTGTGCTTGTTGGACTCTTTGGGACCAATGTGCCTCAATGGCTACTTCATATTTCTTTAGGAACAACCAAGCAGGATTAGAATAATCTTTTATATCTACACTGATCTCACCAACTAAAGAATCATTGGATAGGTCAGTCCATACCTCATGAGCAGGATTGGTCTTCATATCATGTACTAAGAATTTAACCTGACCGAAGAAATCATTCCACGGGACAGGTGGATTTTGACTTGCGGTAAATCTTTCAAGCATCTGGTATCTTCCTACGTCTGCGTTCCATTGTGCTAGGCCGTATGAACTCTCCACGCTGTCAACCTTTGCAGCATCAGGATTAAATTGATAAAGAGATTCAACAGCTAAGTTACCAACCACTCCTGCTGCAGCTCTAGGCGATAATCCTTCGTCTGTTAGTACCTTCATAAGGATCATTCTTCTTTCGTCTGCATTAGCCTTACCATCGTTATATAGCGCCACCATGTCATCAGTTATAATAACTGGCGTAACCTTACCACTGTATATTGATGCGGTCTGTTTGTCACCATTTTTAAAGAAGTTAGAGCTGGATCTAGAGTTTTCCCTTTGCACTGAGGAAGGTACTTGTGTATGAGGCATAGATCCTAGTATCAAAGGTAACTGTGATTGCTTACCGTCTAAAAAGATACCAAATACAAATGCGGATGGTTGCAGCTGCGGTGAAAGACCCAGTCCCGATGTTCCTGGCTCTGTTGTAGGAATAAGTGCTTGTGCATATGGAAGATACTTGTCATCCACTTCATCACTGTGTAGTCCGTGGATCCTTACTTTAAATCTTCCCTGAGTCTCTGGATCGGTAGCTTTTACTGTTCCAACCCACCATCTAACATCATCACCGTAAAACACTAGTTTCTACCTCCCTCGCCAACTTTTGCAACATCCATTTGGACATTGTGAAGCCCGTCTAACACATTGAACACATGTTTGGTTCTTAGTATCATAAAGCTTCCAGATCTCTCCGGGTTTGTTAATTCGCTAGCCCCTAGGTCACTATTAAGAACCTTAATATCTATAACATTACCTACTGTTGTCTTTAGGGAAGGTGTCGAGAATAGTAATCCTGGAACTTGGATAGTTATATAATTCATTAGCAAGTATCTAATCATACTCGATCTAATTACCTTTAATATATGATCCTCTTCGTTGATCTGTCCAGCAAAACCTAAAACAGATTTATCTTTACTGGAGGAGCTTCGATCAATTGTGTCGCCAGTTATTATAAAGTTTACTGCAGAGTTATATTGAGATATTTTTCTACCTCCCTCTGGGAATCCTTCGTCGCCATAGATCCCGGTAAGGTTATCGAATATGTTCATTCTTTGTTTATTGCCAACCGGCTTAAACAACCCCAATTGGTCTCTATCATTCATAATCGATTCCATGTTTACGAATCGAGTATCAGGCTTTGAGGAGTTAGCATTAATAGTTTCTAGTCTAGATCCATAGGCACCAAGTCTAGCTAAGAGATGTGCATGATTAGTTTCTGATTCATATACTCCACTAATAACATATGGTAAATCTGCATCTTCATATTGTATCGCTGCTCTGGAATACACAAATGGTTTTTTAGGATTAAAACTTCCTCTTCCTAGAATACTTTCTAGATCGGTCAGAACTAATCTATTCTGATTTAAGGTCGAATAGCAAAAATATGGAAAGCCATTAGTGGTTGTCATCCTATTCAAAATAGTTTGAATAATTTCTAATGGGGTTTGCCATGGAGCTATGTATCTAATGTCACCTTGATGCGAGGGCTTCCAATAATAGAACGGATTGGAGTCATTACTTCTAATCGGGGATTTAACATCACTGACAGAATTCTTATTTAGGATTACCTCTTTGTTCAGTTCACCCCTGGCAATCTTTCTTATAATATTCTCACCAAATCCTTGATAGCCTTTATTAATCTTGTTCAGTTTATCAAAATAAGCCATATCCTCTAGAAGATGAAGTCTTATTAGGCTTAGGTTCGGATTACCCTCTACCGGAATATTATTACTAATAGAATCAACCCTAAATGTTTTCCTTATTACCGGCATAGTTTCGGATGCTGCGCTTTTGAAGGTAAATATAATTTTTTCAGTACCCTTAAAGCTACTGATAATGCCTTGGTCTTCCATAATAGAAAGTTCAGCGGTTAGGAATGGGTTGAACACACTTTCATACACCACAAGATCCACTACATTTGTTTCTTCGGTGTCCTTGTATAGGAATATCTCTTTTTTCGTCCGCTCAGGGATATCCAAGACAATACTCATTATGTGTATTTGTTCGGGTGAATACATTTTACAATCTTAAAGCTTTTTGGAATTCTGTATTAATTTGGGCTGCCATTGTTCTAGTGAACACTTTAATTCTACGTAGTTCATTGTTTTGTTCTTCCAGCCTATTTAGATAGGTTGTATTTACCTTATCTCGTACTGCTGCTTCGTTCGGTCTGTTATCAATGTAAAGTGTATCAGAATTAAAATCTACTGGTAGATCGTACCACGTACCATCTGTATTTGAATAGTGATGTGTCGCATTGTACTGTTCAAGTACTGTATGAACGTTCACACGCTTCACATTGTCTTCAGTCCAATCAGTAGGATAGGTCGAGTTTCTAGATTTTAGCTGTGCAGGTGGGCTGATAGTATAAGCCGACACGGTTGCAGTTGCAGTGGCTCTATCACCAGAGCTAGAGGTTGGGCTATCAGGTAGTCCGATTGTAATAGTAGGTGCAGATACATAGTCATCACCACCATCATCTACTTCAATGGATGTAACTGCGCCATTAGTAATAAACGCAGTAGCCCTTGCTCCACTTCCCCCACCTCCAGTAATAGTAACCGTAGGTGCAGTAGTATATCCCGATCCACCATCTGTTACAGTAATAGTCTTAACCTCTTTAAACGGTTTAACAGTAATCTGACCGAGATCCAGATTCTTTTCTAGGATCTTGCCTTTAAATGTAGGATTGTTAATGGATCCGGTAATAACAATGTTATTGACATAGAACTCATCGTACATTTTATTTGTAGTAAGCAAAGTCTTATTGGGATAGAATTCTTTTGCTAGTGCGCGTACATCTTGTTCGTCCAGTGGCCAACCCTGTTGTCTTAGGTTATCATTCAATAAAAAGAACGTCCAATAGTAGTCAATTGTTCCATATAACTCGTAGGATAAAACATCAGGTCTTATTCCATCAGGTATAAAGTAGTATTCATATAGAGCAGCATCATCTGCTACCTGGTCGATTAGGTCTACGTAAGTAGTAATATTTTGGAATAGTGAGGTTGTAAGCTCGTCCCCAAATCTATAATCTACTAATGGATAATTTGTAAATAAAGTCATGAGTGTTCCTCTTAATAACCCTCGGCAATATCTTGAGCAGTCAGTGCAACGGTCTCTGTAAATGTTAAGGTTATGTCGGTCTCTTGGAAGTTACCATCCGCATGGAAAGCCATAGATGATTGGTTATATACTACAGCCACATCAGTCAGATAGGAAGGTTTTATAAAACTAGCCACATTAGTGTTACGGTATTTCATTTGAATATCAAAAATACTAGGATAACGGAATGCAGCTTGTATTCCGGCTTCTCTCTGTGACTCTGGGTACATCTCCTCACGGAAGAATCTTACGATTCTCTTTACCTCTTCAGCTTCCTCGTGGCTATCGGGAATCATTTTAAACGTAAATCTAAATGTTCTAATCTCTGGCCCAGCTAGAATAGCTCTTTTGTTTGGATTTAGAGCAATACCAGTTGTACTACCAATAGCCGCAGCAACACCAGTGTTTAGCTTAGAGGCAATTCTCATTGCTGCAACTTGAGCACCTGGACTACCTAGTCCATAGTTAATCATGTCTCCAATTCCATTAAATGAGTTAAATATACCTTCTTTTATAGCAGCACCGAGGTTTCCTCCGGATTGCAAAGCAGCTTCTGTACCAGCCCCTAAAATACCTAGATCGATATTGTTATAGGAAACTCTATCTGCAAATTGCATAGACATAGGAAGATATAATGTACATTTTCTACCGCTACCAACCCTTTTCGGGAGCTTGCTTGTGTATGTGCTTTTTCCTTGAGCCGTTAAGGCCTCTCTGGCTTTTTCACGTGCATCAGAAGCTACTTTACTGGATTCTCCCTCGCCACTGAGACCAAGCTCAAGGGCTCGGTCTATTTCCACTGCCCCACTAATAATAGCATCAGTCACAGATTCTGATAGATTAATAGTTTCAGTCTTTCTAGCCGTGAATATAACTCGACCCTGATATGTCTCCTGATCAGTAAGAGGATACCGCATACGGTCTCTTCCGGCCAGTGACCGGGTTAGCCTTTGCTTAGCAGCACCAAATTGCACTTGAACATTCAACATAGTTTTATCCTTAATAAATATTAAAAAGTTAAAAGTATTTATATGGTAATTATGGCATACTCTGGAAGATATAAGGTAAAGAATCGAAGCAAGTATAAAGGTGACCCTGATAATGTTATCTTTAGATCATTATGGGAACGCAACGCATTTAAATGGTGCGATGATAATGCGGATATAAAGAGCTGGGGATCTGAAGAGGTCGTCATCCCATATTTCTATGATGTGGATAAGAAGTACCATCGATACTTCATGGACCTAAAGATTACCTATAAAAATGGCAAGACGGTACTTGTAGAGATTAAGCCAGCTAAGGAAACATCCCCTCCAGAATATAAAGGTAGAAAGACCAAACGTTATATCACAGAAGGTATGACATATGTCAAGAACCAGAACAAGTGGAAAGCTGCACAGGAATATGCAATGGATCGTGGTTGGGACTTCCAAATATGGACGGAGAAACATTTAAGTGCTCTTGGTATATTACCGAATCCCAAAAAGAAACTGAAGCCACTTGGTCCAATAAAAGTTAAAAAACGTACATAAATAGTACCATGAGCAACTTATTTAACAAACTAGAATTACAAGCGTTTAGAGCTGGGATTACACCCAGAACTAAAGAATCAAGGGATTGGTTCAGACGGAAGGCAATGGCACTCCGTAATGTTAGTCGTAGTGCTTTGATGAAGGAAGAACCAGTAACACTATCTGATCGATCCGTAGTTGGTTCGATGTATATGTTCTTCTATGATCCAAAGCATAAAGACACACTCCCATTCTATGATTCCTTCCCACTGGTAATCGTTATCGATAAAGCAGAAGGGGGATTCTTAGGATTGAATCTGCATTACCTTCCACCAGTTCTTAGAGCTAAGTTTCTTGACGCTTTGCTGGATATAACCAGTAATGATAAGTATGACGAAACTACTAAATTTGCTTTGTCCTATTCACTATTGAAAAGGTCGTCAAAGTACAAATATTTTAAACCTTGTATAAAGCATTACCTAGCCAGTAACGTAAGAAGTAGGTTCGCGAAGGTGCACGCGCCCGAGTGGGAGATTGCAGCATTCTTACCTACAGCTGATTGGCAGAAGGCTGGTAAGTCAACGGTTTATTCTAACTCCAGAAGGATGATTTAAT